GCAAGGATTCTCGGCATTACAGCTCCTGCTATTCACCAGGCCGTCAGACTGGGACGACTCCGAATAGTTTTGGATACAAAAGGAAATAAACGTATCGATACATCCACGCTCGCTGAGGACTATCGAAAAAACACGCAAACCCGTAAGACTACTGCCCATAACAAGGCGTTGCAAATAAACGCACAAGAGATTGAGGAGAAACATCGCAAGACGCCTCCTCCCTCAGGCATGACCAAAACGAAGGAATACATTCCTGACTACGACGAAAGCAGAGCCAGAACCGAGCACCTAAAGGCTGAATTGCTAGAGCTGGACAGGAAGCAGAAAGAGGGATTATTAGTGCCAGCTGCAGACGTAGAGGCAAAGTGGCTCGAAATAGTCACGCTTGCCAGAACCAAAACGCTTGGCATCCCAAGCAAGGCCAAACAACGAATCCCCGACTTAGATGTTGGAGCAATGGCTACGTTGGAAGACATAGTGCGTGAAACGCTTGAAGATCTTGCGTCGGAGGCAGGGGAATGAGCGACATCAAGAGTCTGGAAAAAGCTGCACTTTTAGCTTTTAAGCCACCAGAAAAACTGAGTCTTAGCGAGTGGGCTGACAACTATGCGTTCCTTAGTGCTGAATCAAGTGCGGAGGGTGGAAGGTGGAGAACCCTGCCTTACCAGAAGGGGATTATGGATGCGATCACCGATCCAACTGTTGAACAGGTGACCGTGATGAAGTCAGCCAGGGTTGGCTATTCAAAGATCTTGAACCATGTGATTGGGTATTACGTCCACCAGGATCCGGCGCCAATCATGTTGGTGCAACCAACGATTGAGGATGCTCAGGGCTACTCGAAGGAAGAAATCGCTCCGATGTTGAGAGATACGCCGTGTTTAAAAGGGCTGGTTAGTGAAGCCAAGGCTAAGGATGGTGCCAACACGATTCTGCAAAAGCAGTTCCCTGGCGGAACGTTGAGCCTTGTCGGGGCTAATTCACCAAGGGGATTCCGTCGTGTCAGCAGGCGGATCGTGCTTTTTGATGAGGTTGATGGTTATCCCCCTTCGGCTGGGTCTGAGGGCGATCAAATCAAGCTGGGCATCAGGCGTACGGAGTATTACTGGAATCGAAAAATTGTTGCTGGCTCTACACCGACGGTAAAAGACTTCAGTCGGATTGAACGGATGTACAGCCAGTCAGACATGAGGCGTTATTACGTCCCGTGCCCTGACTGCGGTCAAATGCAGTATTTGCGATGGGCAAACATCAAGTGGACAGATGGCGACCCATTGACAGCGGCTTATTGCTGCGAGAAATGTGGTGTTCTGATTCCGCATTCCAAGAAGCGTTGGATGGTTGAACGCGGTGAGTGGCGCGGAACGTCAGATTTCAACGGGAAACATGTTGGCTTTCATATCTGGGCGGCATATAGCTATTCGCCGAATGCTGCGTGGTCGAACTTGGTAGAGGAGTTTCTTGATGCAAAGCACGATGCGGAGCAGCTAAAAACTTGGGTTAACACGATTTTGGGCGAGGTATGGGAAGACGAGTATGCAAGCAAGATCAGTGGTGAGTCTCTGATGGAAAGAGCTGCTGAAGAGAAATACAAGCATGAGACTCCTCCTGCCGAAGTGTTACTGCTTACTTGCGGATGTGACTGTCAGGACGACAGATTGAGCTTGTCAGTTTGGGGATGGGCAAGGGATGAAGAGGCTTATCTGGTTGATCGAGTTGTTTTGCATGGATCACCGTCACGACCGGAAGTATGGGGCCAGCTAGACGAGGTTTTGCAGAACCCGTATGAGACGGAAGATGGCAGGACTCTGAATATTGAAGTTTGCTGCGTTGACTCTGGTGGTCACCACACCCAAGAGGTCTATGGCTATGCGCGAGAACGTGCGGCAATGGGCGTCATAGCGATTAAAGGCATGGGTCAGAAGGGCAAACCGCCTTTAGGCAAATCAAGCAAGGTCGACATCAACTTCAAGGGCAGGGCGATGAAGAATGGCGCTCAATTGTTTCCTGTTGGCGTTGATGGAGTGAAGTCATTGCTGTTTGGAAGGTTGAAGCACAACGATCCAGGCCCTGGATACCTGCATTTCTATCCAACAGTTGGGCCTGATTATTTCTCGGAGCTAACAGCTGAGCGTCAAGTATTGAGATATCGGAATGGATTCCCAGAAAGGGTTTGGGTCAAGAAAAGCCAAAGCCCGAACGAAGCGTTGGACGAAATGGTCTATGCATACGCTGCATTACATCGTCTTTATCAAAAATTTGACCGCAGAAGCATCTGGGATCAATTTGAGAAGCGTAATGAGCCTAAACAGGCACCTCAGCTAGGATCTAAGCAGCAAAAACGGTCTAAAAGCCGTAATTTCGTCCAAAGTTGGTAGTCCCCGTGAACATCCCAAGCGAGATAAGGGCTGGCGACACCGTTAAGTGGAGGGATAACTCCGCTACGGATGTTTTCGGCAACGAAGTTAAAAGTGATGAATGGACCCTCAAGTATTACTTAAGGTTCAACGACGCTAGCGAGGCTCATACGTCTACAGGTAGTGCGTTTGGGACAGGCTGGGAATTCACGATTTCAGCTTCTGACAGTACAGGATTCCTTCCTGGGACTTGGTATTGGCAGGCAGTTGCGACTAAAGGGTCCGAGACATTAACTCTTGGATACGGCAATATCTCAGTTGAGGCGAATCTTGCTTACACCAGCGGGCCTGAGGCTTACGACGGTCGTACTCAGGTCAAGAAAGATCTTGAAGCAATTCAGCTCGCAATTCGTACGCTGATCGCGGGCGGAGCCGTTCAGGAATACAAGATTGGCAATCGCAACTTGAAAAGATACGACTTACCGGATCTGGTTCAATTAGAAGCTCGATATAAGGCTGAAGTCAAACGTGAGGAGCAAGCTGAGCTTATGGCCAATGGCCTTGGCAATCCACGCAACATGTTCGTGAGGTTTAACTGATCATGGGTATTCGCACTCGCGTCATAAATTTCTTGGGTTTTGGCAATCCAAGTCCGACTTCAATTTCTCGCCGGGCGTATAACGGAGCGATGGTCTCGAGGCTGACATCTGATTGGATGGCAACTCAAGCCAGTGCTGACGCTGAGATCAGGACGAATTTGCGGAAGTTGCGTGATCGTTCACGCGAAATGGTGCGGAATAATCCGTATGCAAGGCAAGCAAAGCGCACAACGCAAATTAATGTGATTGGCACTGGGGTCAAGCTGCAATCACAGGTGCTTCAGCTAAGAGGCACTAAGCGCGACACCAAGATCAACAAGGACATTGAGTCCAAGTGGGAAGTGTGGAGCCGTGCTGTTCATTGTGATTGCGCTGGTAGGTATAGCTTTCATGATTTTGAATGGCTAGCTGTTGGAGCAATGTGCGAATCAGGAGAAGCTCTTTTTCGCATTCTCAGGCAGCCATTTGGCAATTCAAAGGTGCCCTTGGCACTTCAGATGCTTGAAAGTGATCTTTTAGATGAGGCTTACCAAGGGGGAACGCTTGCCAAGAAGAATGAATGGCGTAATGGCGTAGAAGTAAACGAATGGGGTCGCCCTGTTCGTTATGCAATTTTGACGCGGCATCCTGGGGATACTTGGTTCCAAGGCACGCCAGATCCCAACCGTAAGCATGTTTTCTTGCCTGCTGATGATGTGATTCACCTATTCATGCCCGATCGGCCTGGCCAGAATCGTGGAGTGCCTTGGTTCCATAGCGTGATGGCTGACGCGCATCAACTGCAGGGCTACGAAGAAGCTGCAGTGATTCGAGCTCGTGCGGGTGCAAGCATTATGGGCTTTATCACCAACAACGAAGGTGAATTGATTGCTGATGGCGTTGAGAACAACCAACGTATCAGCGAGTTTGAGCCGGGTACGTTTAAGTACCTGTCTCCTGGAGAGAGCGTAAACGTCCCCTCTATTGATTCGCCGGATCAACAGTTCGAGATGTTTGTCAAAAACAAGGTCAGGCGTTTTGCGTCAGGCTTTGGTTGCTCATACGAGACGTTATCTCGTGACTTCAGCGACACCAACTACAGCAGCAGCCGTTTGAGCTTGCTTGAGGATCGTGAGCATTGGCGTGTCGTGCAGAAATATCTTGTTGACACGTTTCATATGCGTGTTTATCGCGAATGGTTGAACCTTGCTGTTTTGGCTGGGGATCTTCAATTTGCAGACTATGAGCTACGTCCTGAGCGTTATGACCGTCCACGCTGGATGTCTCGCGGCTGGAGCTGGGTTGATCCACTTAAGGAAGTAAGGGCTTACCGCGAAGCGGAACAAGCTGGATATATGACTAAAGCTCAGATCATTGCTTATTCAGGCGGTGATTATGACGACAACATCAATGAGCTAGCGCGAGAGCAAGAGCTTGCGGCTGATGCAGGGGTGAGGTTGGACAAAGATCTTGACTTCACGGATGAAATTGTGCAGCTTGACTTGCTTGAATCAGTAGAGCCCACTCGGAAGCGCAGTAATGGCAAACGTAAACGGAGTTGAAATCGACCTCATGCCGAATGAAAGCATGAGGGCAGAAGCGTTGCGTTATCGCGACTGGAAATCAGATGGAGAAGGTGGCGGCACTGAGGTTGCTCAAGCGAGAGCGACTCAGATCCTTAGTGGCGATGAGCTGTCTCCCGACACTGTGATCACAATGTCTGCTTGGTTTGCAAGGCATTTAGTGGATAAGCAGGGAAAGGGTTATCGGCCTGGAGAGGACGGATACCCAAGCAATGGTCGGGTTGCATGGGCAGCTTGGGGTGGAGATCCAGGAAAGTCATGGTCAGACACACGCGCTGAGAGAATAAAAAAGGCAAAAGAGCGTGCTCATGAAAATGGGCATAATGGGAGCAAAACATCCCCGCTCAAAGACACCACCACCACTAAAGCTATGGAAACTGACACTCAAAGAGCTGCGCCAGATGAGCTAAAAGTGGGAGATTATGTTTCCTGGGATAGTTCTGGTGGTCGTGCAAACGGATTGATTGAAGAGATTGAGCGTGATGGAAGCATTAACGTTCCCGACTCAGAATTCACGATTAATGGGACAGCCGAAGATCCTGCTGCTTTGATCTGTCTTTACCGAGATGGAGAGAAAACTGAGACTCGGGTTGGCCATCGCTTCAGCACTCTCACCAAGATTGATTCAATCCGTGAGGTTGAGCCTGAGCTGGTGGCAACTCGCGACATGGTTGGTGAGCTAATGCAGCGCACCGAAACGTCTGAAATTCGCGGTATTGATGACCGTACGTTTGAGTTTCCTTTCAGTTC